TATGAGAAGCGACTTCACCCACATGATGTTTATTGACTCGGATATCGGATTTGACCCTAACGATGTTATTACATTGTTGGCTCTTCAGTCTGATGAGTCCCCATTCGATATCATTGGTGGTCCATATCCTAAGAAGTGCATCTCTTGGGAAAAGGTTAAGCAGGCTGTTGATAAGGGTGTTGCAGATGAGAATCCAAACTCACTCGAACAGTTTGTTGGTGACTATGTTTTCAATCCTGTTATCGCTAAGGAAGGCCCAACTCAGATTAAGCTAAGTGAGCCAGCCGAGGTACTAGAGATTGGTACTGGCTTTATGATGATTCGAAAGAATACATTCAAGAAGTTTGAAGAAACATTCCCATACCAGTCATATAAGCCTGACCATGTCCGTACAGCTCACTTCGATGGTTCAAGAGAGATATTTGCTTTCTTTGATACACCAATCGATGGTAAGAGAATGTATATGGGTGCCGAGCTAAAGGCATATTTGGAAGCTAATCCAAATGCAACGCCTGATGATATTGTTAAGTTTGTTGATGACCCTAACAATACTATCCTACGACAGTACTCTAAGAGATATCTCTCTGAAGACTATATGTTCTGTCAGTGGGTTCGTAACATGGGCTTGAAGGTTTGGTTATGTCCTTGGATGCAATTGAACCATACTGGATCTTATACGTTTGGTGGTAGCCTTGCTGCTCTAGCATCTGTTGGTGCTGCTGCTACGGCTGACATTTCCAAGATTAAGAAATAACTTGAGGTAATTATATTATGGCATTTGATAAGCAAAAAGTGAAAGCAGTCCTTGTCGAGGTTTCAAACTCAATGACCCGCATTGATGCGGAAAAGGAATTTATTAAGGATGCAATTGATGCTGCATCCAAGATTCACGAAATTCCTAAGAAGACTCTAACAAAAATGGCAAAGGTATTCCACAAGAATAACTATGCTCAAGAGTTGTCTTCCATTGAAGAATTTACTACAATGTACGAGAATATTGTAGGCGCCGAGAATAAGTGATAAAGGACAATTTATATTATGAAAATTTCAAGTCAGACCTTACAGGTCTTGAAGAACTTTGCTTCGATCAATCCTAATCTGTTGGTGAAGCCGGGAAGTGTGCTAAGTACGATTAGTACTAATAAGAACATATTTGCGAAGGCTACGGTTACTGAGCAATTCCCGGCTTCATTTGCTATCTATGATATGCAACAGTTCTTGGGTGTGATTAGTATTTTTGATGATCCAGATTTCACATTTGGTGAGAACTCTGTAATCGTTTCTTCGGAAGGAAGATCCGTGGAATATGTTTATGCCAATCAAGAAATGGTTGTAGCACCATCTGAAGGCGTAGCTGAAAAGATTGCTGTTAAAGATCCAGAGATTACATTTGACCTAACTGCGCAAGGCCTTAATGAAGTAATTAAGGCTACTGCTATCCTACAGCTCGACAAGATTAATGTTGTTAGTAAGGGTGGTACTGTAAGTGTTGTCGTTGCTGACCCTAAGAATCCTTCTTCCAATAAGTTTTCTCTAAAGGTAAATGGAACATCCACGGCTGATCTTGCTATGGCATTTGCTGCTGAGAACTTAAAGCTGATTGCTGGGGATTATAAGGTCAATATCTCGTCTAATGGCGTTAGCTCATTCAAGAATGATAAACTAAACCTGGAATACTTTGTGGCTGCAGACGTTAAGTCAAAGAAGGCTTAATGTATGCTACAAGAAGTTTTATGGGTTGAAAAATACCGTCCTCGAACTATAGCTGATTGTGTCCTACCCAAGGACATCAAGAAGACATTCCAGGCATTCATTGATAGTGGTACTATTCCTAACCTACTACTAACAGGTACACAAGGTACTGGTAAGACGACTGCAGCTCGTGCTATGTGCGAGCAGCTAAAGTGTGACTATATCATCATTAACGGTTCTATGAATGGTGGTATTGATACACTGCGAAATGAGATCCAGCAGTTTGCTAGTACTGTATCGTTTAGTGGTGGAAGAAAGATGGTTATCCTCGATGAGGCTGATTATCTTAACGCCCAGTCTACCCAGCCTGCTTTGAGAAACTTTATGGAAGAGTTCTCAAAGAACTGTGGATTCATTCTAACTTGTAACTTCAAGTCTAGAATCATTGAACCTCTACATTCTAGATGTTCTATTGTAGAGTTTAAGATTCCACCTAAAGAGAAGCCATTGCTTGCCGGTGAGTTCTATAAGAGGACTCTCAATATTCTTGAGACTGAGGACATTAAGTTCAATAAGAATGTTGTAGGTGAGTTGATTGCTCGTCACTTTCCTGATTGGCGTAGAGTGCTAAACGAACTCCAACGGTATAGTGTTGGTGGTGAGATTGATTCTGGTATCTTGGTTAACCTATCTGACGAGCACTTCACTCAACTAATTACTATCCTAAAGGATAGAAGATTCAATGATATGAGGAAGTGGGTAGCTGAATCTAATGATATCGAGCCATCTGTCCTTTTCAGAAAGATCTATGACTCTTTATCTGTTATTCTTAAAGGGACATCTATCCCACAGGCTATTCTTATCTTGGCTGACTATCAGTATAAGGCTGCATTCGTTGCTGACCAGGAGATCAACCTGGTAGCATGTCTAAGCCAGTTGATGGCAGAGTGCGAATACGCATGAATCCGTTTGACTTTGTAAACGCCATCAATTATACCAAGATTGATGTGATATCTACCTCGGAAAACCCGGAAAAAGCCGAGAAACTATACAATCCGTATTTGGTTAATCGTGGATTGTCGTATTTTGCGGATACTGTGCTGTATTGCAATGAAATGAACCGATATCACGAATTAGACAAAAAGCCCCAGTTTATTTTTCTTCTAAATAGTATTAGGAAGAACAAAAGGTTCTCCAAATGGCACAAAGCTGAAGTAGATGAAGATACACAGCTCATTAGTGATTACTATAAGTGTAATATTAGAAAAGCTAAGGAGATACAACTAATACTTTCTGTCGATCAGCTTAGACAATTAAAAGAAAAAATGCATGTAGGTGGGGCGAACAGATGATTACAGTAGATAGTTTTATTGAAGTCACTCTAAGGCAAAATGATGACTTCCTAAAGGTCAAAGAGACCTTAACGAGAATTGGTATTGCATCAGAAAAGAACAAGACCCTCTATCAGTCTTGTCACATTCTCCATAAGAAAGGCAAATACTATATTGTACACTTCAAGGAGCTTTTTGCCCTTGACGGTAGACCATCTTCATTGGTAGGAGATGATATTGCCAGAAGAAACACTATTGTTAACCTACTTTCCGACTGGGGCTTGGTTGGATTAGTAGACGCTGAGAAGACAAAGGAACCAGTTGCACCAATGAGACTTATTAAAGTCATTCCTTTCAAGCAGAAGAGTGAATGGCAGTTGGTGACAAAATATAATATCGGAAGAAGCAAAAAGGGTGACGAAAGTGGTCAAAGCGATCAAGGCGAATAAAAGAAAGAAAGCAAAAGGCATCGTAAAGAAGAAGAGAGCTAAGAAGCTACAGGCTGAGCTTGTACACGCTTCTGCTCCACTTGCTGCCGCTTCCGCCGACCCTAAGGGTTGGGAAGACATGGACAAGCCATGGATTCCAGATAGTGTTGACATTGATGGAAAGAAGAGTGATAATAATGAACCAATAACCTTCTGGCAAGCTGTCAGAGAGATGTTTGGATTTAAATAAGGAGAATGACAATGGGTACGTTAGTTGTATTGTTACTACTTGCTGTTGCTGGCTACATCGTTTGGAAGCTTGTTAAGACTCCAGACCTAAACCAAGATGGTAAGGTTGACGTTCAAGATGTTGTTACCGCCGCCAAGGAAGTTGCTGCAGAAGCAAAGACCGAAGCTGGTAAGGCAGTTGAGAAGGTCAAGAAGGCTCGTAAGCCAAAAGCACCAAAAGCCTGACAACTGAACGAGTTTCGTTTAGTTGCATGCTGATACCCTGTGAGAACAGGGTATATTCGTAATATGACATCGTTCTTATTACGGCAAAACCACGCGGATGTTGTAACTCCTTGATTCTACAGGAGTTGTAACTCCGCGTTTTTATTAGGAATTTAAAACTATATGTAACTTATTGATTCTGAAGGGTATTGGCAGTTGACCTTCAGCTACCGGTAGCGTATACTGCTCGCATTGGTTGGGTGGTCCAACTGATACCGAACTTCGGTTCGGGACTAATATTGATTGAGGATTTATATTATGGCTTCTATTTCTATTCCTGGTAATGATGGTCAGCTGACTGTTACGAACCTTCCGCTTAATAAGGTCGAGCGTGCTACTGTTGCCGCCGAGACTCTTATTGCTGGTGGATTGTCGAACTCGGCTGTTCTCGCTAAGATGTCTAAGTATCAGTCGGACAGTCCGGCTGATGGACAGGACCTCTATAGTCAGCAAGCTGCGTCTGTCAAGACTCCGGCTGCTGTGACTCAGACTGTTAAGGCTAAGGCTCCGAAGACCGTTTCGGCTGCTCCGACTGCCAAGCGTGCTAAGGGCGCTAACAACGCCAAGCGCACTCGGGCTCTCGATATGTTCAAGGACATGACCGCTCAGGGTCTCTCGCAAGAGAAGATGCTGAAGGCTGTTCAGGATGAGCTCAAGATTACGTACGCTAACACGTACTACTACTACTCGCGAGTGTTCAAGAAGGCCTAAGGCTAGGTGGAGGCCGGCATCCTGGCTGAAGTTGCCTCGTGCAACTCCCCACGTAATGTCGGCCTCCCTCTTTGATTGAGGTAGGTATGTTTCAGAAGGTTGACCCCATGCAAACGCAGAAGTTCTTAGAAGAGGCTAACAACATTGTCTCTACCGTTAGTTCGGTAATGGCAAACGAAGGTAGCAATCTTACATCGAAGGATATTTACGACATTGTAGAGCGTATTGAGCGCGCAAGAAATCTCTTGCTCACTGTTGGTGATCGGAAGCGTTTTACTGAGCAAGGTTACACCCTTCTTGATATGAGCAACCAGGAGGTTGCATAAGTGAGCGACGAACCGCTTGACCCAAATACGCTCTATGCAGATGGCTTTGAGGCTGCGCTAATCGGGCATGGATGGCAACACACAAAATTACTTGCCATCTATGACTACGGTAAGTGTGTTGAGATACTCATGGACCGTGATGGGATGACAAATGAAGAAGCGATCGAATGGATGGAATACAATGTCGTAGGTTCATGGGTCGGCGATTACACTCCCGTGTTTTTAATGGTGGAGAACAACAATGTCTAAGGTTAAGAATGATCTGATTGGCGAAGACTTCAAGAAGCTTCTTGGTGAGATGGTTGCAAATCCTAATGTCTCGTTGGATGAAGTTAAGACGTTCTGTGTTGAGCTTATCAATAAGGGCGTGAGCAGCAGAGCGAAGAAGGATACGTTCATTCGCGAAGTGCAGGCTGCCAAGCGAAAGGACATGGCCGCTTGGCCTGTGTATAGTTACATCCTGGCTGGCGAAGGAAACAAGGTAGGTTAATTATGGCCCACTACGAATATGAGGCAAAGCATATGAGTTTCTATGAGCTCAAAGAGGCGAATGGATTCGTAAGTATGTGGTCGATCTATGATGGAGTTAACGACCCTAATGAACCATCACCCTATGAAGCAAGAACAATGGTCTACCAAGATAACTGGGCTGAGCCAGTCGAGGTCTCTTTGTCTGCAGGTAAGTTGACATGGCTTGACCTTTGGAAGGCAGCTGACAAATGTATCAAGCAGTCTGGTGATACCCATCACATCTTCATTGAAGGATTTAGACCAAATGGTGGCGTGCTTGAATTAATTACTGGTAGCTAGTTGACTTTTTAACAAAAATCTTTTATAAATATAAACGCAGGTGCCATAATGGGCCTGCGTTTTTTTATTTACTCGCTTAATAAGGAGATAACTATGACTAGACATACACTAGGTCTATTCGATCACATTGATCGCGCGTGGCATAACCACACAGTTGGCTTTGACAGAGCATTTGAAATTCTACAGCATGCTGCTAATGTCGCAAAGACCAACGACAACTTCCCACCCTACTCGCTTGTAAAGAAAGACGACTTCAATTATGAATTGGAGATGGCTGTTGCCGGATTCAGTCAAGATAATTTGGAGATCGTTGCCTCTAAGAACAGGCTGTCTGTGGTTGGCATGAAGCCCGAAAAGGATGACCGTGAGTATATTGTGAAAGGAATTGCAGGACGCAGTTTCGCTCGTGAGTTTGTTCTTGCCGATACAATTGTTGTACGTGACGTGAACTTGACCAATGGTATTTTGACAATCAGATTAGAGAATGTAGTACCTGAGGAACAGAAGCCAAGGAAGATTCAGATTGGTAAACAACCAAGTTGGGCTCAAGCTCAGCGTGAGGAATCTAAGGCAGAACTACTTGTCGAACAAGACAAGTAACTAACAGAAAGGGGGCCAAACAGCCCCCTTTCTTTTACAAAATATTAAGATTTGATTAAAGTTTCTTTTTCTTTAGTAAATATTTAATATATTGTTTGCTAGGAACAAAGATGTACAAATACAAATCAATTTTTATATCCGATGTACATTTAGGTTCTAAAGGCTGTAAAGCAAATTTACTTTGTGATTTTTTAAAAGAAAACACATCTGAAAATCTTTTTCTTGTGGGTGATATTATTGATGGTTGGAGATTGAAGCGTAAGTTCTATTGGCTCCAATCACATACAGATGTCATTCGGAAAATTCTCAAAGCAGCTAAGAACGGAACAAAGGTAACCTATGTGGTTGGTAATCACGATGACTCATTTCGTGACCTTCTACCCTACGACATCCATTTTGGAAATATTGAACTAGTTAATCAGTGTAGGTATAACGCTATCAATGGTAAGCGCTACATGGTTATTCACGGCGATATGTTTGATGCTGCGCTCGCCACAAAATTATCTTGGTTGTATCATGTTGGTGATTGGTTCTATGATTTACTTCTTGACGTTAATAACATCTTGAATAAAATCAGAAGTAAACTCAATATGCCATATTGGAGTCTAAGTGGTTATCTTAAAAACAAAACTAAAGAAGCAGTTTCTTTTTTATCAGACTTTGAAAATTTAATAACAGATTACTGTGCCAAATATAATACGCATGGCGTCATATGCGGTCATGTCCATAAGGCAGCAATAAAAAATATTAATGGAATTGAGTACATGAATGATGGTGATTGGGTTGAGTCATGTACAGCATTGGTTGAGCATCATGATGGTACATGGGAGATTGTTCAGTACCTTCACCAAGTAAAAAATAATATTGAAAAGTTTTAACAAAGGAGACATTTAATGAAGAAATATATTTCAATTATTGCATTGGGGTTACTAACGACAGTATCCTATGCACAGGGAAGAGATCAGATCTCTGTAGTAGGATCATCAACAGTTTATCCATTTACAACAACAGTTGCAGAAAACTTTGGCCGCCAGGGCAAGTTCAAGACACCAAAGGTTGAATCAACAGGCACCGGTGGTGGTATCAAGTTGTTCTGTAATGGTGTTGGCCCACAACATCCAGATGTTGCAAATGCATCGCGTAGAATGAAGGCCGGCGAATTCGTCACTTGTTCACAAAATGGGGTCAAGGACATTGTTGAGATTAAAATTGGCTTTGATGGTCTAACAGTATCTGGATCAAAGTTAGGTAAGATCAATCAATTGACTCGCAAAGATGTTTATCT